TTACCTCCATTTCGATAGCGTATTGTTTTTAAATATTTTAATTTATTAAGAACATATTGTGTGCTAGTTGTTAATAAAATTAATGGTCTTACTGCCATTATTAAAATACCATGATTTTTTTTAGAAAAAAAGGTAAATGTTGGAAGAAAATTTTCTATTAATATAAAAAGAAAAAGTAATCCCCAAAGAATGTATATAATTATGACAAGCGTATATATCCATTCATATTTGTGCTTATGAATTTTTATTTTTTTATATCTTGTGCCATAAAAAACTGCGCCAAAAGAAGTAATGACAATAAAAATAGGAATAATAAAATTAATTAAACAACAAATTAAATCATTTATTTCTTTCATGGTTTGTCTCCAAAATATTTTTTTACTATATTGTATCTTGTTCTTTGGGAAATCATCGTTCCCGTGGCTGTCATTAAAATTACTGGTCTGATAAACATACCTCCAAATGAACATGGATATAAAATAGGCACGCCAATAATATCTTTAAAAAGAACATAAGAAAATATTAATATCCATAAAAAACTTACAAAAGTTATGTACACATGTACCCAAGTTTCAAGCATTTTTAATTTTTTTTTCTTTTGATATAATATTCCGTATACAAAAGACATACTAAAAAGTATAATAATTGCCGCGGACATAAATATACCAAGATAATAATATATATCTATTATAGCTATATTTTGCATTTTTTCTCCTTTTTTTAAAATTTTTATATACTGAAATTTCCAGCATTTCTTTTTATACCACGATTCCTCAATGATTCATTGATTTTTCCAATAACTTTATCGGCAACTTTTTCAATATCAGGTAAAACAGTTTTATCAAGATTTCCCTCTACATTTATTGGCATACTTACTGTAATATTTCCTCCGTTTTGTATTCTCGAAACAGGTGTTATCCGTGGAATATCACGACTTTTTGATATTATTTTTGGCAATATGTTTTGTAAGAAATTTTTCATTTCATTTTCGGTAGAAACATATTCTCCACGCAATAATTTTGCAAATACTTCATTACTGCGCAAACCACCAGCCCAACTACCAACTCCATCGTGATGTTTTTCAATATCAACATTACCACCAGAGTGATAACCAACAATACCGCCAGAATGTACGGGTGTTGCGGGTTGGCCCGGTTCAGTGGGCAATCCGGCAACAGGTGTAGGAGATGAATTTTGTGCTGTTAATAAAGAATAGGCTTTAGATTGTATGTTGGCTTCCGCGTCAGCCAAACCCAAAGTGCCGTTGTTTACTTGATTCCCCTGACTTTGAGCGTAAACACGAAGAGATGTAGCGTTATCATCTGTTAAATGATAACTATCCGCTAAACTATTTGCATAATTTTTAAGTTGTGGAATAAAATTATTATCACCGCCACCTCCACCGCCACCTCCACCGCCACCTCCACCGCCACCTCCACCATTATTTTCCGCAGCCTGCATTTCTCTGAGTTTATCAAGATTTCGTTGTAATGCTCGCAATTCATCGTCAAGTTGTTCCATATACTGGTTGTGAGCATGTTGCCTTTGTTTTATAATATATTGTAAACCATCAATCCATTCTTGATAAACACTAATAAGAGCATCTCGTTCTTGTTCTAACGCATCAATTCTTTCTTGATTTGCTTCCATTTCTTCTTCATGTTGATGAACAAGAATGTCGTGTTCTCTTTGCGCCTCTTCGATGGTTCGGGTTATAGTATCAATTTCTTGTTGCCGAATGTCAATTTCAGCCTGAATGTCAGCAATTTGTTGTTCTGCTTGTTGCTGTGCCGTTTCTTTCAATTTGTTAATTGTATCTATTTGAGTATTTAAAGTATCAATTTGAGACTCAATACCGTTTACGGCTGTTTCAGTTTCGTCTTCTTTTGTTTGAATCAAATCTTCGAGTTGTTTTATTTGCAATTCATAAGCGTCTGTAATCGCTTTGCTTTGTTTTTCTGTAGCATCTATTAAATCTTCAATGGCTTTTATTTGTGCTTCAATGCTGTTTTCAAAAGCTTCTTGAGCATCTTCTAACGCTTGAACTTTTAAGTCATATTCTCTATCTCGTTCATCTTCAGCAATTTCTCCTTCTAAATTACTTGCTTCTTCTTCTAATTTTAATCTTTTTGCGATAGCTTCTTCGCTATCATCTAAAGCTAAAAGTGCTATTTCAGATTTTAAATCTGCTAAATCTTTATTTTTTTCTTCAAGACTGCTTAAATAATCTTCTTCTTCTTTCATTAATTTAAGAGATTTCTTTTGTGCGTCAATATAATCATTATAAGAATCTAAAGTTTCTTCCAATGCATCAATTTCATCTTCATATCCTTCAACAGAAATATCGGCACGTTCTTCTTCTGCGTCAATTAATTCTTCAATATCATCTATCTGGTTTTCGTAACCTTCTATGACAATATCCGCCGCATCTTCAATGGCTTTCTTTTGCTCTTTTAAAGCATCAATTTGGGTTTTTAAACCGGCAATCTGACTATCCCATGCTTTTTCTTGTGCATCTAACGCATTATTTATAGCATCAATTTGGTCATTATAACCATTAATTTCATCTTCTAGTACCCATAAACGTTCCTGATATAACCATTTTAAATCATCTAGTGCTTCTGCTGATTCATCTATTTCTGCTTGTAAAGCATCATTTGCATCTTCCAATGGTTGTATTAAATTTTCATAATTCTTTTCAATCCAAAAAATAGAATCTTCCCATTGGAAAATTAAATCATTTTGTGCAGTTAACCAATCATCAAATTCTTCATTGGCATCTTCAATGGTTCTTTGTAAAGATTTTATATCTTTTTCTAATTGTACAACTTCTTTATCTAATGCTGTAAGTTCTTTTTCAGCACTACCGCCACCGCCGCCACCGCCACCACTGAAGCTAAAACTTCCTATTTGGGATAGCAAATCAAGAACTTCTTCCGCACTAACAGCTTCTTTTTCCATTGCTTTTGCTTTTTCTTCCCACGCTTTTGCAGCAGCAAGGGCTGCCAAAGCTTCATTGGAAAGAGCGTCTGTAAGAGATAATTCCGCGTATTGTTGGCTATAACTTAATGAAATATTTCTTGCTTTTTCAGCAGCTAATTCTGCCAGTTTTTGTATATCAACTGTTACTGCCCCTGTCTGTTCATTTATAGAAACAGCCTCGGCATAACCGGCATCAATAAGTTGCCGAGCCATATCGAGAGTCCAGTTACCTGTTTGTGTATATTTTTCTAAAACATTCCCGAGTGTTTGATACCCGGAAGAAGTTTTATCTGCTTGTGAATCTAAATCGGCTAAAGCGTCTATTTGTTTTTGTGTAGAATCTTCCAATTGATTGTTTGCCATAATTAATCTTAATATTTCAGCAATTTCTTCTTTTTGAGCATCACTTATATTAAGTATGTTTATTTTTTCTTTAATATATTCTTCAACAAGTTGGGCAGTTGTAGTAATTAATTGTCCACTTGATGACCGTAATTGTTGTTGACCGTTTGCTAAATGAGTTACTTCTATATTTAAACTTTCTATTAGTGAAAGTTGACTATCATCTAACCAATCCCCCAAATCTATATTTTTGGTTATTTTTTCTAAGTCTGAAAATGATTCTTCAAATTCATTTATAGTTTTTGAAAACTCAGATTCATCTAAATCTATTTCAGGCATTATTTTTATTTTTCCAGTATATCTTTTTAATGCATTTTCTAATTCATCCGCATATGCCTGTGCTTGTTTTTCTGCCTGTTTTCTGTGATATTCTTCAATTTCCGCTTCATCTGAATACATTGTTTCTTTTAAGAATTTTTGGGCAAAACCACTATCAGTTGCCCCCATTCCTTTACTTTTTGTCAATCCGCGCATGAAAAGGCCCCTTGCCTTTTCTCCGTATATTTCCCATCGAGCTAAAGCATCTTCCATTGCTGTATCAAATGCTTCTTGGGCATTAATCATTGCTAATTCGTCTGTTCCAGAGCCCGTATCTTGAAATTTTTCTTTAGCAGCGGTCAATTCATCGTATAATACTAAAAGATTTTCCGCTTCTGTTTCTGCCCCGATTTCAAGCTCAAGCTGTTGTTTTCTTTCTAAGGCTTCAATTTCTTCATTTATTTTATCAATAACACCGTCAATATTTTGTCCAACAGCAATAAGAGTATTACCATATTCATCTGTTGTTATTCTTAAATCCGGCATTAAAGCAACTAAATCTTGAGTGATATTATAAAATTCTTGCATTTCTTTTTTTGTTTTATTCTGTGTATTTTTTAATGTAACATATTGTTGTGCAACAGAAAGTATTGCTTTTTTTGATTCTAATTCCGAAGAAAGTTCATTATAACTTTCTTTTGTTTTTTCCCACGCTTCTTTTGCCCGTTCCGCCTCTTTATTTGCGTATCCTAATGCAATGCCAATGCCAACTATACCGGCTATAACCGCCGCTGGAGCAAGAAATGGAAGCATAGATTCCCACAAACCAAGAAAAGCCGCTGATAATGAAAAAGTTGCAATCTTTGTACTTTCAATTACAGGTATAGCTATTCCCAATTCCCCAATGGTAAAACCGGTTTGTATATTTACTATTTTAATAACTGTACCTAATGCTTTAAAATTTGTTACTATTTTTGTTACCCAAGCACCAATTTCTGTTGCTTTCAATATACCAATGGCCCCAACTAATAAAAGTATGCCCGTTCGAATTCCCCCCACCTTATCTATAAAATCAACAGCAGAAATTCCAGCATCATAAATCGTTGTTATTAAACCATCTTCTAAAGCATCCATATATAATCCTTCAATAGATGCTTTCAATTGGTTTTGTTTTGCTTCTACACTATCAAGATAAATCTGATATCTATCCCATGCTAAACCAGCCGAATCTGTTTGTTCTGCTTGATATTCTAAGGCTGTGCCCATATTTTGCATTAAAACCATAAACAAGTTTCTTTGTCTTGTACCGGCTATGGCTCTAGCGATATTTTTTTGTTCGATTTCATCTAAAGTATTCCATTTTCCAGCAACTTCTTCAAGAACAATACCTAAATCACGCCAAGTTCCATCAGAATTTCTCAAAGTCAAATTAACTCTTCCCAAAGCTCTTTCGACATCGTTAATGCCCAAACCTTCCGAATCTAATGCTCCCGCTTTAATATCTTCCATGCGAGTAAACATTGTTTTTAAGCTTTGACCAATTGATTCTGCATTTAAACGAGTGGTTGAGGACATTACAGCAATATAAGAAATCAATTGGTCAATTGAAACGCCGGCTTCGGATGATGTAGAAGCCACATATCGCATGGCAACAGCCATTTCTCGTGCACTGGTAGCAGCGATATTGTCAACTGCAATTAATTTATCAACAACGCTAACCGCTTGGTCTGCTTCCATACGATAAGAATTCAAAGTAGAAGTTAATGCCTCTGTAGCTCCTGCAACTTCCATATTACCTAATTTAGCCAACATTGTTGAAGATTTCAAAAGCTCAGAAGTTTCTTGAATGGTTTTACCCTGTCTTAACCATTCGACACTGCCTTTTGCGACTTCCATGGTGGTAGCACCATATTCTTGCGCCAATTGATTATAAGAATTTGCTAAGGCACTTATTTCTTCCGGAGATTGTGCTCCTTGTACTTGAAGCAATTGAATATTTACCATTTGTTTATTTAAATCAATGGTATATTGTATAGCTTCATTTACCATTTGTTGTGCCAGTTGTATTAATTTAAGAGAAGTGCTATAAGCAATGGTTTGTTTAATAGCCCGCCCCATAGTAGAAACCCAATTTTGAAGTCCGCTTGCTGTACGTTTTGTGCCCGCAACTATTGTATTTAATTTATTTTCTAGCTCTTTTAGAGTTGAAATATATTCTTTTACTTTTGCTGGATTTTGAGCAGTATCCAATTGTTTATATGCTGTTATTTGGTTTCTTATAGCAGTAACCTGTGCCATAACTGCGTCTTTGTTTTTGCCACTCATTGATTGAGCACGGGCTTCCATTTCGTTCATTTTTTGAGTTAAATTTTCGACATATTGTTTACTTTGATTTAAAGTTGTAAAAGCTGTTCCTATATCAGCAATTACTTTTTTTGTATATGCCCCCCCGTCTGATAAATCCGCCATAAGTTTTGTTACAACTTCAACTTCTTTTCCTTGAACCACAAACTGTTCTGTTTCTAATTTAAGGCTGCCCATAGATAAGCCAGCATTTTCTGCATTTTGTTTTATTTTTTCAATAGCTGTTTGCATTTCATTAATGTTGGATATGTTTTCAAATTTTGGACTACCAAAATTAATATCACTTTGACTAAAATCTTGTGAAATAACAGATTTTATTTTCGTGATTTCAGATTGCATTTTGGAAACATCTACTTTTGGTATGAGGTCAAAATTAACAATAAACGAACTTTCGCCTGCCATATAAAACCTCCTAAAATATTATTTTATCTTAATTCCTTTTTCTATAAAATATGTTTTCCCAACCGCAAAAGCGTCAGATTCATCAAAATTTTTGAATTTTATATGCGGATGTTTGTTTAAAAGACATTCTTGTACTATTTTTTTGCTTACATTTCCTTTTCCAGTTATAATTTTCTTTACACTGGAAGAAGGATAATAAATTTGTTCGTAATCACAAAATAAATAATTTGTAATGCCGTGAACTCGAAATATTGCCTGTGTACTTTTATTAAAACGGCTAAAACCCTGTTCTATTGCAACAAGTTTTGGTGGATATTTTTCAATAAGCTCCAAAAATGTTTTCCCTATTTTTTTAAGTTTAAATTTTGTTTCTTTTTCTTTACGGGTGTCTATGGTCAATGTTTTTATAAATTGACCATCTGTTATAAACAAAGCTATACCGGTTGAATTTAAAGATAAGTCGAGAGCATAAACATATTTTTTAAATGTGTTTATGCTTTCATTGTTTTTCGACATATTTTCCTTTCGCATAAAAAAGGAGAGGGATTTCTCCCTCTCCTGTATTATTATTTTTTATCCATTTTTCGAATTTCAAGCATAGTTTTTCTTATACCCTCAATGAAATTATTAGAAACTCTGTCTACGGTTAGCGCACCAATCATAACAAGTAAAATGGCATTTACTCCTTGCCAAATATCCTGTGGTACACCTAAATAATTCAATAATATTGTTTGGAATAAAGCAATAATAGCCAACCAAAATTCTGCAGTTTTAATTAAATTGTAAAACATTTTATTATCTCCTTTGAAATTAACCTTCTGCTTCTATTTTTATTTTTTGTGTATCATCTAAATTACTTAAAGAAGAACCAGAAATTTGAAAATTTAACATATTTGCTAATTGTTTTATATCCTGATTCATTAGTTGTACTTTGGATTCAATTAACAGGTCCAATTCTTCTTCTGATATAATTATTTCATATCCTATAGCCTTTCTTTTAGCAAATTCTTGTACTTTGATAAACTTTTGTGAGCCTTTCATGGAACTATATAAAGGCGATTGTTCAACACCTCTGACGTAGGTTTCAATATCTTCTATAAATTCTTTTCTTTTCATTTTTTTTGTTAGTTTAGTAACATAAAATGCCCCTAAACCACTTACACCAGCGAGTATAACGCCGGAAATAACATTAACTAATTCTCCCAATACTTCTAACCAAATATTTTCCATACAATTGCTCCTTAATAAAATAAAAATTATTTTCTTGCCCAACGTTGAGTTCTATATCTTAATAAACCAAATAACGCTCTTCTAAATCTTTCCTGAGACGGTTTTCTTGCGATAGACAACAAATCTATTTGCCGTTGATATAATTCTTTTATTTTCATTTGTTCCATTTCGAGAAATGGTTTTCCAGCCCCCGCTTGTGCAATTAATTCATCACTTGTTGGCATTTTAAATTTTACTTCATATGTAATTGTATTTTTTACCCATTTTTTCCCGGTTTTTTTATTTATAGCGGATTTTTTTGGTGTAATATCTACGGATATAATATCACTAACATGACCGGTTAATTCTTTTTTTATTTCGTCATAAACTCTTTTGGCTTTAATTAATGTAAACAAATCAATTTCTTGAAAACCAATTCTTCCTTTTTCTGCACTAATGTTTCTTGTAAATATAAGTAATAAATTTCTCATTTTAAGAACAGTTTTATATGTTGTTATAAGAATATTATATACGAGTTTTTCTTCGTCTTTTAATATTGCTTTGGTTATGTTTCCGGCACTATCTTCGGTATGAAAATATTCACTAAATATGCCCGAAATACTGCCAACATTAAGTTCGGATTTTTTCTTATATATACCAGTTGTTTTTATTTCTAATGCTAAATCAAATATATCGGCTCTTGGGTCGCTCGCTTTTCCTCTCGTATATGAGGCAAAATAATTTTTTTCAATAAACGTACCAAATTTTTGCGGACTTATTCGTTTATGTTCTATACGCTCTAAAAGCGACCCGGTAAAAACATCAGTTGTATAACTTTCATACATTTTCTCTAATTCATTTTGAAATCCCAATACGACGGCCCGATTTGTAACAGACGCATTTACTAAATTTTCTACTTGTTCGATAAGAAATTTTTCAAAAGTTTTAGAGTCTCTAATTAGTGTTTCTTGGGTTGGATTTTTAAGTTCTATTCCTGCTGGCAACTGATAATATTCACCAATACCCGTATGGGCAAAAGTATTTAACATTATATCGTTTAGAGTATTATATAAAAATTTAACTGGAACATTTTCTTTACCAATACCGGCATCGCTATACATATCAATGGCTAATTGTTTTTTCTTACCCATTTCAAATTTCATATTGAAAAGGTTTTTAAAATTTTCTTCTAAATTTTCAAATTCAAGATTTGCCATATTACAACCTCTCTTTATTTTTTTCTTCTTTTTTGTTCCATTTCTTCTTCATAATAACAAGCTCGGTTAGAACAGGCAATATATTCAATTGGAATTTCAATTTCAATGCCTTTATTTAAATTTTTTTCATAATGAACCCTAATTTCTAAAACATTCCCGCAAAACGGGCATTTTCTTTTTAGAGTACGCTTGAATTTGCCAAAATTAGACATAATTATTTCTTTCTTGTCATATCTTTAATGATAGCGTTTTCTTTTAATTCTTCTAATAATTCTTTTCCTTGGATTTGAAGTTTTTCTATTTCTTCTGGTGTCATTTCAGAAAATTTATCCAATATATTGGAAATTTTATCTGAGAAATTTGCAATGACATTTCCTACAGAATTTTCAATTTGAATTTGAAATTTAATATCCTCAATAATATAATCCAAATTTTTGTAATAAAAATCATAGAAATTTACAATTGTAATTTCTATTTTATCCCAAAGTATATCGTCCCCGAGCGTTTCTTGTGTTATACTTTCATGGTCAATGTTAGTTAACATTTGATATATATAACCGCGCATGTTATATTCAGCGGTCATATAATTATATTTTGATAAAGAAACAACTTTATCTTTTTCTGATAATTCTTCGAAATATTGTTCTATATATTGATTTATTAAATAAATTTGTTGGCTTGCTTTTAAAAACGGAACAATTTTTATTTTAACACCGTTGTGTTCAATTTCAATTTCATCTGGAAGACGAAATACATATTTTACTTTATCCATGATTCTCCTATTTAAAATAAATGTGCCACAAAAATTGTGGCACATTTTTAATTATCTTATGTCCCCACTGCGACCCAATAGCCATCTACAAAATTATCATCCGCTGCTACAGGTGTGCCATCTCCGGTTGAAGTTGGTTTCCATCCGTAAATGAAAATATCTCCCGCTGTGCTACCTGAAACTGCACTGTAATATGCGTGGTTTAAAGTCGGACTACCAGATAATCCGGCTACAACACCTGTTACAGTAGATAAACCCGTGCTTACAACCGTAACTGTTGAACCAGAAAAACTTGCACTTGCAATCACAGGATGCCCGGCGAGCGTAGATACCTCTGTACCCAAACCACTACCATAATTTCGTGCGGCTTCCATAGAACCATTTAAATCTGAAATATCTTGCGCCGAAATAGTCATATTTTACCTCCTATTTATTCTCTATATCCTTCCGGAATATCAATTAATTCTCCGTTGCCATTTTCTGTTTCCACTGCTAATTTCCCATGCCAAATACCTAAAGATTTATATTTTTTTTCTGCCAATATTTTTTTAAAATGTTCTAATTCTTTTTCTTTTTTACTTAATCTTGGTTTTGTTTTTGATTGTGGAACAACATAAGATTTTTTTTCCTTTTGTTTTTCCGGTAAGGAATTCTCTTCTTTATTCTTAATTTCTTTTTCTGTCATAAAATTCTCCTTAATAAAAATAAAAGCAATTATAAATGCTTTTTAATTAATTAGTTTCTATTAAGCGGTTACTGTAGCGACAACAGTTGTGTCGACTGTACTAGCTGATGTAGCGCACGCACTAATTGTTGCAGACCCGGCAATTTCTCCCGTTACAATGCCAGTATGTGTTCCCACGGTGGCATTACCAGAATCACTTACAAAAGTAAGTTCTGAATTTGGTACTTTAAATGAATTTCCCGCATCAGGTATAGCGTATACAACAAGGGTTGAAGTATTTCCTACACTAACAGTAAAATTACCACCACAAACACTTAAATCATATACATCATCGTACCAATTGCTATCATCAATAATTTCCACAACTTTAGCATAATATTCGTCGACATCGCACGCTTCACCGGCTGTTGCTGATGGTGTATAAGCTAAAGCCAAACCACTTAGGGGTGTACTAGAAACACCATCTGGGGTCATTGATATAGTAAAACCACCAGATAATATAACTTTTGGTGCTATAATTTGTACAACGCCAATTTTGTTAGCTGTAACATCGGGTGAATTTAATTGTGCTTCAAGAACAAGTTTTATAACAGAAGGTATCATATTTGCTTCTATTGTGATTTCTTTGCCTTTGCTTGTGTTAGCTTTATAATACCGCACACAATATTCCCCAGAAATAGCTTCTCCGGTTTTGCCAACAACACCAGTAAAGTTACTGCCACTAAATGTAACTCTTTGTACCCGGCTATTTGAATCCGTTGCCCAACCATAAATACTTGATTCTGTACCATAAACTAAAGGTGTACCAGTAACAGTACCAGAACCAGAAGTAGAAACCGTAACAGTTTCTTCTGTATAATATTCTCCCAATTCATAGTCACTGCCAATAGTTTCTTTTAACATAAATGGATTCCATTGAGCATCTGTGATTGTAAAGTTCATTTCCGCTGTATGATAATAAACATATTGTAATTGATTTCCTTGCCCACCTCTAACTGGTTGTGACCCAAGAGAGACTTCGATAGAACTATCCAAAAGTGTTTTACCAATGAACAATACTTCATTATCGTCATCATATGCATATACATCTGCTACAGATGTTAAAAACTTTTTAGTCATAATTTATTCCTCCTATTTTTTATTTAATACGTTTTTTAATATTCTTTTTAGCGGTATCTAATGAAATTTTTCCCCGGACTTCCTCCAAATCCAAAGAAATATCTTTATATCTATCGCCTTCTTCTAAATTGGCAAGCCAATGTTTAATAAAAGACTTGTCTTTAAACTCGACAAAACCAGACAAAGACGCGGTGAGAAAAATTTTGTAATGTAAAATATGGTCGAGTCTTTTTAATGAATTAAGAAATTTTCTTATTGTCATATTGTAAATATAATCCAATTTCCATCCTGTTTCAACCGACAAAGAAATAATGTAATCTTCAAGTGTTGCCGGAGAATCATCTTTATTTTTATATTTTTTTGCTTCTTCTAAAGAATCACGAACTTCTTTTGTAAAACGTTCGTCAGGTAAATCAACAAGATTTTGTCTACATATTATTTTTTTAATATTTTGATAATCTTCTTCAAAATAATTTTTATCATTTATAATAAAGTATGGATTATGTTGATTATTTTCATAATATCTATATTTTTCAGTAATACTTTTTTCAAGGCTTTCAAAAGATTTTTCTTCTTTTAGGGATAAAGCTAAAACCCGGTCAAACCAAATTAAATAAGGATTTATTTCTGGATTTTCCTGTGTTGAAAAATAAATATATTCTAATTCTTTCATAGAAATAATTCTTGCATCAGGGATACTATTTTTATCTAACGTAAAACACTGTGCAAAATAGTAAAATTTTGTGTAATCTTTAAGTGTTACCGGATAAAGCATTAAATCTTTATAGGGTACTGGCAAATCAAATGTTAAATAATGAGAAATATTATCCATTTTTTCCTTATCCCGTAAATGTTGTAAAAATTATTTGTTTTCCTCCAAATGGGATTTGACCAACTTCAAAAAGCCTAGAACTTGTATCAATCATTTTATTAAAAGAGAGCAAACCAAAACTACCTGTACCCGCCTGAAGATTAACACCATTAAAAACACCCAGTAATTCTCCAGCGATTGTATCCACTCTTGTTTGATAATTTGACAAATGATTTATTTTATAATGAGAAAATACTTCCATTGAAACCTCAATATAACCCACAACTCTATCTAAACCAATGGCATAACTCGGTGAAATTCTAAGTATTGTTGTTTCATCAACATATACGTCTGGTTGTTTTGTGTCTAAAAATACATGGTAATCTGATGAATCTTGTTGCCCTCGATAAATTAATGCTCCTTTTTCTGCTTGTGTTAAATTACTTTTTTTCCAAGCATCGGGCCCCGTATATTTTAATAATTTCCATACGAGTTCGTTATTGTTCATTAAATATTTTATACAACCATAAGATAGTTTTGCAAAAACTTCAAAATCACCATAAGCATCTATCCCAATATTTTTTGTGTCATTTTCCATTTTATTACCATGCTCCCTTTAAATAAATATTGAAATTTTTAATATAACTTCCGGATGTACAATTTATTGTCAGATAAGATGAATCGTCTCTGGTTATATTTGATGCAGAAAAATGATTATTATCTGTTTGTGCAAAAGAGTAGTTTGTAATTGGTACATCATTTCCGGAACAAGAACAAACAAATATATTTGATAATTGAACACCGTTTTCATGTAAATATACTGAATATGTCCCAGAAAGTCCTTCTAATATATAATTTGTATCCGGGGATATAGTAATTTCATAATTAGAACCGGGTGTATTTGTTACAGTTACACCACACGTGTCTCCCGCTGGATTTTCATAAATTGTTGCTGTAATAATACATGCCCCCGTGGAGACAAAAGTTACAAGCCCATTTGAATCAACGTTTGCTACATTAGAATTTGTAGTTGACCACGTTATTGTCCTATCAATAGTTCTGCCATTATAAGTTATTTCTGCCGATAATTGATATGTTGTTCCCGGAGAGCCTTCAATACTTGAATTGTTTATTGTTAATGTATATAAATTTGTATTAACATCAGCAATTCCATTTGTTATATCATCAATTTCTTCATTTATAAAATTTGCTACCAAATCTAATGTTAAAACTTTTGATGAATCAATATCATAAGTTTTTTCATTTCTAAAATCGTTAATACCAACTCCGACAACTTTCCAACCCGACCAGTGATTAGAATTACCGAATAAAAAACGCTGGTTTGGTTTTATTAAATTTGTATTATCGTTTAATTGTGTGTGTATATGAAGAAAACCACCGGGGATTGGAAAAGGTGACCCCTGTGTAAAATAATTCCTTGGTTCTTTAATGGGGTCTTCTACGGAACACGGCTCTTCATAATATGCGCCTGTTTCCTCATCAATCCACCTTAAAGTATTATTGCAACGTCTTATTGTACATATGCCCACAAGATTTTTATTGAATTCTTTATTTATAGTTAACCATGTATTGTTATCAAATATATAATATTTTCCCATTTCAGTATTGTGTGTTATATTTTTAAAATATAATGTTTTCCAATCGTCGCCTAATTTTAGACCGGTTTCAGTGTTAATAACGTGGCTAATTCTTACGTCTATATATTTATATTCTCCAGAACCAATATATGTTTCCTCTTGAATATTATACCAGTTTGAAGCATTATAAAATTGTCTATCCAATGTTTCTTGAAATAATTCTGTGTAACTATCTTTAGGACTATTTCCTTTATGTTCAGAAGCTGTTTTATGTAATGGTATATATTTATATTTATAACTTGTCATATTATACTCCTGAAAAATCTTGATTGGCCCAATCACTCCAAGTTACATTGCCATATTCATAATTATTTAATAATTGTGAACACTCTTCTTCGACAGCTAACATATAATCTCTTTTTTGTTTTAAATTCTGTGCCTCCGAAGCCATTTTAAAATCTCTATCTGTTATATGAAGATTCATTTGAGTAATATCGTTAACAAGCTTTCTTAACCAATATTTCATCATTAATTTAGCTAAAATAACTTTATTTTGGGATGTCAATGTAACATCAAAATCTTTTGAATATTCATCATAGCATAAACTTTGGTCACAATTTGAAAAATCCGAAATAGCAAATATTAACCATGCCTCCAAATATGTATCAAAATCATCTTCATTTATATCAAACAGAGTATCTAATCTGTAATCTGTAACAAGTTGCATGAAAAGGTCATATATTCCCCGCAAAGATGTTGCCATAAGACCTCCTTATTATTCTTCTTCTTTCAACATTTCTTCATATGTTTTTATGTCTTCTACTTTACCAAAAATATCAACGCCGGTTTCTCTTGAAACTTTATCAATAAAATTCATATTTGTTTTATCGGGAGTGTCTTTTAATTTTTTAACTAACATTGTGATAAGTGTTTCTTTTTGCCTTGTAGATGCAGATTTAAAAACTTCAAAAGCATCATCGACATCAATTGTATTCAATATTTTTTCAATTTGTTCTTTATTTAACACTTGTTCATAAATATCATCTAAACCAAGACTGCGTATAACATTTTTGCCTAAAATATAAAAATAACCACTTTCTAAAAATTTTCTATTTGTTTCAACAATATCAACCAAATCTTTATATAAAACTCTTCTTTTTTCTCCAAATTTTTTAAATTTATATTGTTTTCCTTTTCCATTTCCTTCTGTAGAAAGAATCAACGTGTAAGGTAACAAACTCATTATACTTACATATTTATCTGGTCTAATATCTAATTCATTGGATTGGATTTCATTTTTATCTTTTTTTAAATCTGCTATTTGTTCTTGAAGTTCGAAAACCAATTTTTGTAAATTTTCTATAGACATTTCTTTAGGTTTTGTAGTACTTTTTGTAGTCATTTTTCTCCTGAAAATATTTTTTCGGGGGGTATTTTAAATATACCCCCCTTTATTTTATACAATATTATGTAATTGTAATTAAGGCAGCAACTGCGTTTGTAGCAATTCCTGTACCCCAACTTTTATACATGGTTGTGGTTTGCAATAAGTTAGCGTGGTCCCAAGCATCAGTTACATTTGCTAATGTTGACCCTTCAAGAACAACCTTTACAATCTTATCGCTTGATGGTGAGATAATCCAAATTCTATCATCATCCATTTTCAAACCAAATGGTGTTGTCCAATCGGCAATTTGTGGGATAGCCATAACATCTGTTCCCAAGAAATTTCGAATATAACCAAGTTTGACATAATCGCTAGAAAGTTCATAGCGATAGTTGGCGTTACTTGGTAAAACACTGCCTAATGCTGAAACTGTACCGATAGCGAGAGGGCGTGTGCCACCATTCCAAGCACCCACTATTTGTGATAGTCGCAAAAATTCACTTTGGGACCATCCTGCTGTGCGTAAACCTGTAGTGGCAGTATTATCAACTGCGTCCATTGCTACTTTAAATGCATCATAAATATCATAACTGAGTTCTGTTTCAAATGAACGTACCATTTTTGTAACAAGTTCCCCCAGAGATTCTTTCCCAGATAAAACTTTCATTAAAGAAACAAATACTGATAATTGTCTTGGTTCAGGAACAATTGTTACCTGTCCCATGTATTGTTTCTTTAGTTCTGTCAATCTTTTTGAGCGTCCAGCTTTGGATACAACAAAAATATCTCTAGGTTTGATATCAAATGATGTTGAGTCTCCCCAACCAATTGTTCGTACATCCGAATACATGCCAACATTTTCAATAATTGCATCTGGCAAAACCATATCAATCATTGCTGATACAACAGCAAATGTCGCCCATGTAATATTTGGATTTGTTGCCCATACAGCTAAAGGAAAGTCTTCAATGTTATTAATACCGGCAACTCGTAATATTTCTCTTCGTAAAGAAGCGTTCATTTTGTCTTCTTTTTCTGAGAAAGAAATATCATTATCATATTGTGTTGTTATACTTTGTTTGGATATTGCCCGCCAATGATTGTAATAATCTACAAATTGTCTGTAAGGTTTCATTTTGCTAATACCGCCCGCAAATTCTATAACGTGATTAGGAATTTTAGTCATAATTAATACCTCCTGTTTTTATTATTCTATTATATTTGAGCACATTCTAAACGATATGCTGTTACTCTTTGGTCATCAATTGCGCCCGTTGGCAAAGAAATATAAGTTGTTTCTAAATAATTATAATATAAACCTGCTGTTGGCGCGCTACTTGTCCAAGTTAATTTAAATGAATCATATACAGTCATAGCATAACTATGTGAACTGAAAGTATTTTCAAATCCAGCTGCCGTTACTGTAATAATATCACCAACTTGTGGTTTATATGCGCTAAATACTGTATTTGATGCACTATAAAAATTTCGTGGGTCGGGGTCAAGTCCCTTATACTTTGAATCTGTTAAAACAACTTCATCTCCACTATAAGCCATCCATAAATCTGTTGCGGAAGCTGAATCTGGAACTTGAAGTTCCCAAACTTCTGCCAAACTTCCTGATGTTGGTGTATATCTTGAAGCAAGTTCAAATACATTCCCGTTATCAATACTTGAAGCGGAATCCCCCAAATCAATTACATGACGGTTTAAAGAATCGATGTTCATAGCCATAATCATGTTTGGAACTAATACTGCATGAGTAGTCATAATTTAATACCTCCTATTTTTTAAGCCCAAAGGCTTTCTTTTTGTTTTTTTTCTTCTTTAAAAGGCAGAGCGGCTTTTAAAACTTCGCTTTTTTCTTTCATTTTATCTTTGCGAATTTCAAAATCAAATGATTTTGCTTTACAATAATTTGTCCAACCCTCAATGTCTTTAAAAGAATAATTTTTGGCTTCAGCGAGCATTTCTTCTTTTGCTTCTTCTGGAATTATAACTTTTTCTTCTAATTCTTCTAAAGTTGTTCTTATTTGAAATTGTTTTTCTTTCCCTTCAACTTCTTCTTTAAATTTTCGAAGTTTTTCGTTTTCTTCCATATAAGCTTTATTTTTCTCTGCCATCTTTTGAAGAGTTTTACTCATTTTTTTCATTTGCGCAAACATGCCACTCATAAGAATTTGTGGGCTGGCATATTTGCCTTTAACTATTTCTTCTTTAGCCATTTTTATATCTTTATCTTCTTTGTCATCAGAAAAAAGTTGGGCCATTTCTTCCATATTAAAATTTTCAGGATATTCAAAATTTTCTTTCTTTTCTTTATCTTTTTCTTCTGATGTTTGCTCTTTTTTAGAAGACATTTTGGCCCCATCCAATTTTTCTTGAGAGCTATTCTTTAATTCATCTTTATTCATATTATTCTCCTTTTCAGTGTTTACATTTTTTTGCTTATTTGTTTCTCCCGGATTTTCTGACATTTTACTTTCTTTTTTAACCCATTTTCCGTTAACAACTTTGTGCGTTTTCTTAAAATTGGAAATTGCGATTGCCCATCCGTTTTTCTTTTTATCTACACCAATTGCGTCTGCTTGTCTGGATATCTCATTGGCTTGCCCGAGAGAAATTGGAGGGGTTATACCTTTTAAAGCAGGGTTCATGTCAGCTTTAGATTTATATGGGAATGTCGCAATAAAAGGTTCTTGTTCTTTTTTTTGTTTTTCTTGGTTCAATTGCTCTATAAAAGATTTATCAAGTTGTATGTTTTTGGAGGAAACTTCATCTTTCAGAGCATCTTTGTATTCTTTTTTAAGTTGTTTTGAAAAAGACAAGACCGTTGCGGTTGCATCTGGAATAGCGGGCCGAACATAACTACCCAAGATGGTTATCCCTTCAAATCTATAATCTTTTAATTCATATAATCCGTCCGGCATAGGTTCTAATTTATAAACACTCATTTCTACACTAACAGGCTTTACTCCGCCATCACGTTTAAAAATATCCAAAAGTTGCCCGGTATATCTTTTCCATACATAAGCGGTTGTGTTTAACATAACTCTACCATCTGAAATTTTCTTCGCTTTAATATTTGCACTTTCTGGCACAAAGCCACAAGGCACTTCTTCATCGTCATGCGTATAAACATCATCAAGAACATCATCGTATTTCCAAACCAATGGACAATTTTTTATTGTACTTGATGTGCGCATTAGTGTATCTTCTGATACGAATAAATCGTGACGATTTTTTCCAGATGAAAAGAAATCAAGTGATACTACAGCAAAATTAGAATCGGGATTTTCATCAAACATTTCAATGTTTTCAACTGCAAAACTATATTTTTTTGTCAAATTTACCTCCTTTCTTCATGGAATGCCTGTTAGAAGCTATTTTTTAGAAATGTCCATATTTTTAATCGTATGGGCATATTTCTCACGTGTTCTTTTAATTTATCCGTGTTTGCAAAATACCAAGCTTTTTCTGTGTTGTTATAACCAAGCAAAGGAAAATTGCATTCATAAACAAGATATTCCATAACTTTTTTCCCACATTTATACTTATCTTTTATAATTTCGGGATTAACTAACATTTTCATCTCCTTTAATCTGCCACTTTATCAATGTCTCCACCTCTTCCGATATTCGCCCCTGTTGCTCGTGTTTGAGCACCTTCTTCACTTATTTCAGATATATCTTTTTTGGGTCTTCCTTTATCTTTTTTTTCATTTTCGGTTGTTTGTTGAGGCTGCTGACCGGGATACAGTTGTTGTGGCATAAATTCTTGCAATTGTTTTTGTGTTTCAACGCTAGGTGGCATTAATAATTCCATAAATTTTGTTTCTTTTGCTCTTTCTAAATGCCGTCTAAGATGATGAGGCTTCATGCCAAGTGATGCTGCTATTTTTTGTTCCAAAATAATACCTTGATTAAATAAAGCCATTGCTGTATCAAATCTTTTCTTACGATTTGTTGAAAATTCTGTGCCTTCAAATACAAAATAAAATTCAAAATGTTTTGTTTTTTTATTAATGAAATAATCCATAAAATCATCAAATTGAGGATAAATGGCTTCCATCATTTGTTCGTCAACATCTAAACTTAATTGTGTTTCAATTGCGTTTGGCTTTATACTGCTACTAAAAATCAAGTTTGTATTTATACCGCTTGTTGCTAAAGCTGTTCTTATATAACTATCATATAAATTGTTATCGCCTTTAAAATCCATTGAACGTATATTATTTAATGGCACTGCTCCAACTTTTATTGCATCAGATATAGCGGCTTTAACAATATACAAAAACTTTCCAAGTAAATCTGGGCTTATTGCGAAGCTGTCTCTAACCGTTGCTTTTATTTCTTTGTTTAACAATGGTACTTCACCCATAATAATTTTAGACGCTGCTGCCATATTTGTATTTTTTTGTAATTTGCGCATTAATGGTTGCAAAATTAAATCACTAAATAAAGGAACAAAATAAGGTAATTTTGTTACCAATTCAGGGGATAGCTTAAAACAAACACCAATATCTGTTGGAATATCAACCCAGTTATTCCAAAAAACTCTGCCCCTTTTTTCTGGATATATACTTGGTTTATAAGTTGATGTTTTTCTTTTTTTATTTATTTCATTGAGCTTTTTTTTAAAAAAAGGTGGATACATGTTTATGTCAACACCTGCTTGGTCAAACCAATCCATATTAAAACTAAACAAAAAACCTCTGCTCCACCGCCCAGTTATTTTACAATAATCTGGCGGAAGTTCTTGTAATATATATTTATCACCTAAATCTCTGAATAAACCAAAATATGCATCATTTCTAAGCATTTCTCTTATAACTATTCTAAATTCTTTTTTATAATCAAATTTATCAAGAAATTTTTCAACAATTTTTGTATCACTTTTATATCTTGGTTTATTATATTCATTTTTTTCTGTATCAACATCACATATATAAGTTATATCAAAAGCTAACATGTTTGAAAGATATTGAAGTAATCGTTTATAAACCATAGATGTTAGTTCAAAATTTTGTGAAAATTCTCGGAGAAGACCTTCATTTGATTTCGGGTTTTTCATTGCTTGTTCGAGCAAGTTGTCTGTTGCTTCTCTTGGGTTAAGATTTATATCTTTCATTCTAGCATTTATAAGACTAGGAGAAAGATAAGAATAACCATATAAACTTCTTGCAAATTTAATAACGTCCCAAACCTCTGTTTCAGTTAAAAGTATTTTTTCTTCTTTTTTATTTTCACTTGCCATTCATAATCTCCTTTATATAATTACACCCATCTCAAGAAAAGCTTTTTCATCATCTTCAGATATATATCCTTCCGATAATAATTCTGTATCCATGAGAGACACATAATAGTTTAAATAGCTGCATGCGGTATATCTGTCTTTTCTTCCCCCGGTTGGTTCTACTAACTTTATTAACCCCATTGCACCAGTGGTTTCCATTTCCAACGCGATGCTCTCGTTTATAAGTAAACTTGTTTGTAAATTGCCTTGTAATAAATATGCTCGTAATTCTGTATTATATTGGTCAATAATGTCCTTGTTTCCAGATTTTATCAAAAATTCTTCTTCTGTATTATCGTCAACTAAAAAATGTACTAATTTCTTTTTTAATCTATTTCTAAAAGTAATAGCTA